CCGCAACCATCATCGGAACAAGCCCCGCTCTTGCTGATATTCCCGACACTACCACTTCGAATTGTTCCAACATTGTTCGCATTTGTCGGATCATGGTCTCGTCTAGCACTCGAACTGTTATTGTCGCCATTGTCTTCCTGACTTTGTGAGTCGTTATCTGACGGTCCACCCGTGCGGCACACTAAGCCGTCAACCACACAGTCAACCTTCACAGAACCAGCAGCTACTAGCAGACAGGGTATGCTCGCAACATCCCCTGTATGTGCCTCTATTTTGGCAATATGATCTAGCAACTCACGTTCCGTCACCCCAAGATCTTCCGCAACAGCTGCGGTCATGTTAGCAATGCTATCTTGGGGCCAAGGTGACTGGCGGTACTCCTTGACAAAATACCAATATGGCAGATCTGGATCCGCTACGTCCCCAGTCAACGTTTGCCCAAGTGCCTTGAGATAGGCTCGGCACCAATGACTAATCAGAGGTGTGTTTGGGTCGGTGACTAAGTACGCTGTGGCCTTCTGGTAGCCACACAACTTGATATCGTCTACGGCATTAGCGGTAGTATGTATCTTCAGCAATGCCCTCATTGGGCTTGCATAGGAGTCGGGTGTCGTCCAAGCATCTGGGAAGATGCGCGACAAAAACGAGATGGGCGTGTGAGCCCCACGAACTTCAGCCTTCAGCTCCAGTCCCACAGTCCCAGCAACACGTACAAGTGTACTTAACCCCTTGGGACCCTGGGAAACAGCTCCAGTCATAAGTGAATCATCACCGTAAAACAAACCTGCTTTCTCGAAAGACCAATGGCTGTCGAAACCCAACTCACGAAGAGTTGCGTAGGTAACGAACGCATTAATCAAGGTGTTGCCATCAGTCGTCAGTGGTGACCCGCTCAAACGGGAGCATCCGGGAGTGTAGAATATCCCGGTCTTGGTGTAAGCCTTAGCATCAAATTCGTCCCGAAGCAACGTGCTTAGATCATCGCGGTGTTTCACACACACCCACCGCAAATAAGCAGCATGTTCAACATTCTCACGAATCCAACGTGTTTGGGTGCCATCGAAGCGTGAATAATCACCCTCCACCAACATTGAATTCTCCAAGGCCAAGTCTTGGATCGCACTGGCTATCTCAACAGGAGACCGCGCTGGTGCGTACCAACCAATATCCAACAAACAATCCTTCTTCATCGCCATGGTGTAAGACGATAACTTCAGGGTATGCATTGTCGGGACTGAAGAGATATTTCTGGGGTCGTTTGGGCCGTTGTAAGCCTCACGTTTTTGGAATGAACTGACAACGAAATTTTCGTCAGTATCCATGACACGCTTACTAGAACGCAAGCGCTGCATGGGTTTGTTCTGCGCGATGGCAACATCGTCAATACTGATCGGCACGCCTATGAATGGAACTGGCACGACGAGTTTGACAAATTCAACAGCATATGAACCGAACCTAGATGGTGGCTCACCTTTCTTCCTAACCCCCGAATTAGCAGTCATCAGGCTCTTAGCCCTTCTCTGTGGTATGTTGAGTCTCTTCTCCAAGCACATCACTTCATTGTTCTCACACTCAGCTGGATAGACAGCCTCTTCTGACAGCGGCGCAGACGCAAACCTTCTAGCATAACGCTTCCCATCCTCCAGGATGTTTGATCCATCACACTGAAAATGGGCCGCAAATGTGCCAGGGGCCGGGATGTGGGCAATCACACCGCGGTGACTAGTGTTTTTCAGGAAGTCACTTAAGATTGCCGATCCATTCTCGTCAAGCTCTTTCTTAGCAAACCGGTGGACGTCAGACAGAAATTTGGTAGTAAGCCCATCATAGCGTATACACGTACCATGGAATAATTCCTCAGACATGGTAGCGGAGGCAGGTATGCCATCCTTACACACACTAATTTTGGGTTCACTTCCGTCCATAAACCTCATTATGGAATACCCCTTTTCACAGGATACTTTGAGACGTTTCAACTCAGAGCGGGGATCCTGATTGAAGATTGACGGCATGACCGCAAATGGTACCATCGCTACAATGCGACGGTCGCGGCCAACATGGAAGTGGTCAATTGACATAACCACGACATCCAATCCTCTCCACAACCCCAGCGCCTTTCCGACAGCACCAATAAACCGCCTCAACCACCCACCGGTAGTTGTGACGACCCAAGCACTATCATTTGAGTAGTCCCAAAGTTCATGTTCGTAGCAACCACCCCCGTTGATACGGGTGGTGAACACATTATCCTTGACCGAAACTATACCATCTTCAACCTTACCGCCCAAGTGAGTTGGGACATATGTGTACATAAGCACTGGCCTCGTGAATGAAGCCCACATTGCCCAATCAACATAATAGTCGATATCAGTCATAATGATACAGCTGTCACCAGTGATTTTATCAAACTTAGCATGCTGAGCCAAATCATTACACTGGTAATAGGCTCGGAAGCCCACATGGTCGCTCTCACGAGCACTTGGTGAAACCACGTAGGATGTGCAACCAATCTTGGCTGCACATTGATGCATTGATTCAGTAGCGGTGTTTCGCAACGTAGCTGCCACTTCATGCGGGTGTCCTCCACGGACTCCCACGACCTGTTTCTGGAGTTTTCTCTGCACATTGACACGAACCTTTCCGTTCACTAACTGTCGATGCCTATCCAACAACACGGACCAGAGGTATCTCTGAATGGTAGGTGACTCTTGGGACGCACTAAGCACCTTACGAGTAGCTTGCCATACAAGGTAAGCCCCACCCACACACACTACTGCGCACACCGGATATCTCACCGTATCGGGAAGATCAGAAGCCATCAGGACTGCTGCCGGAGAACTACACAGTAATACTCAGAAAACCTAGGAAAACCGCTGCTACACCTAAACTTAGATATAGCAATTACAGGATAATGAAACCCTGCG